GAAGATCAATGAACCATTGCGGAAGTCTTAGTTCATCTGTCGGATAAGCAACGCTTGTGAATCCGAGAGGATTATCCTTCAAGCTGCAAACAATAACCTTCATGCCATCAACGATCTTTTGACTATATTGATCATTGTTCATCTTGCGAAGATAGTTATAGTTCAACGCTGCCCTAACGTGACCGGGCATGTTTGCTTTACCAGTCTTGCTTCGTGATTCAAGTTCCCCATAATATGTGAGTTTATTAACCGACTTTGGAGAACCCTTAGACCAAGAATCCTGCTCACTGAGCCAACGCTTGAATTTTCTGATCTTTTCAATAACTTCATCACGCGGCGCACCACCAAGAACCATAGTCAAGACTTCCATCAAGAATTCCTGAACATATTTGGGAGTATCTGCTCTCTTAAGATCAAGACCCATAGCCTTAATCTTACCCATCTTACCATCTAAGTCTTGTCGCTTACCTTCAAGATCATAAATGTTGATTGCATAACGCTTCTTAGTGATAAAGAGAGTGCGGTCACCGATAAGTTCACGACCAGCTTTAATAACTTCGCCGTTCTTACGTGGGCAATGAAATGCACGTTCCATGAAAGCAGGGAAGCTATCGTTAGTAATTTCTGCAATCTGATCATATAGTTGGATGCAACTATCCTTGTCCCATGTTAATTGACCACTATCAATCTGATCTTTCAGAATAGGATAAGCTGAGAAATAACAGGAGTCAGTATCACCATACACAATAGCGTCGCCGTCGTGTTCATACTTTTCCGTGATGATTTCGTTTATCTGGCTCATCATATGCTTAGTGATTTGACGACCAGACAACGTAACTGACTGCCCGATTCTTTTATCGTAGAAACGACAATGCTCATTCAAAAGTGCGCCATATGCAGAGTTGAGCAAAATCTTACGAACTAGCTGACGCTTATCGTAATACTCAAACTTGTCTGTGCCATATGCAGCCTTTGCTTCTTTCTGAATACTCTTACGTTCTGAATACCAGCGTGAAAGCAATCCTGGGATAACACCCTCTTTCTCATATGTAAAGATTGTACCATTAGCACTAATGATCCAGGGGCGACGGCTGTCAAAGATTAGTTTCCAAATCTCTGCGGCACTCATTTCTACACTACGACCATCTTCATAGTCAATAGTAAGTATAGTTCCACGCTCTTGATTCATAATAGCAGTATATTCTAATGAACCGAATAGATTTTCCCAAAGAATAGCGCCAGTGACCGCATCAGCATCGTCACCGTTCTTTTTCTTGCGCTTATCCTTTGCTAGTGCAATACTCTTTTCATGCATGTATTGTTCGGTCAATGATTGGCGAACTTGACCCACGATAGTTTCGGGAGCCATATTCAGCGCACGAATAGCAGATGGATACAGTGAGTTAATGTCAACTGCGCCGACCCATTCATGAATGCCCTTCTTAGGCACTGCAACATATGCACCTGCTGCTTGCTGTTCCTCACCAAAACTATCTTTTCGTTTCTTGTCAGGCACAATCATATCACGACTATGCGCTTCATTATAGATAGCCATTTCAATCATTGCCACCGAACCCATAACAGTGGGAAGCAGCACAGTATTTTCATGTGCTAGAGCGTTAGCAAGATCAAGGAACTTCAACTTATTGTGAATCTTAACCATCAACATAGTATCCTGACGGTTATACTCTACAAACTTCTTAAAGTCCTTATTGTATAACTGATCAAGGCTACCTTCGTATTGAGTCTTGCGTTCGCCAACTTCCATTTCACCGATTGCATCTAGTGAATAGCTGTGGCGACTTTCATAGTTGTACTTCTTGTAAAGCTGTAGATAGTCCATGTGAATACGACCAACTAAGTCGTAAGTCTGTTCTTCCTTACCAAAACGTTCATAAGTACGCATCTTTGGCATTTGTCCAAGCAGACAAAATTTGCGAGTATCATCCTTACTCATAATACGAGTAACACGATTCACACAATAGGGAATATCGTATCCTTCCGAGTTCCAGCCTGTAAGAACGTCTGCATCTTCAATCAATGCAAAGAACGTTTCAAACATTTCAATTTCACTGCGGAATAGCAAACAGTTTTCAAACTCTGCTGTTAGTTCCTGTGCAGTCTCGTCACTCATATGCTTTGGAGGCATAACGAGCGTGATTAATTGATCTAGCCAATCCAAATACAATGAAATAGCAGTTACAGCATTGAACGGATCATCAGTAGGACTAAAACCTCGTTCGGGGTCAAAGTCCACTTCAATATCAAAGAATGCTGTGTGTAGCTTGGGAGGTTCAACGTTCAGATAGTTATCACTCAAACATCTGAAAACAACAGGAATATCACTCTCAAAAAGAGTCTTTCCTTTGTGTATTCTTTTCTCCTTCTCAAACTCATCTTTCTTGCGAGTAGAGAATCTAGTTACAGGATCACCAAAGATACTACGATACTTACCCTTAGGGTCACTGTAGTAAAATGTGTAGTTGGTAGGATATTCTTTGTAAAGACGCTTTCCCTCAGGGCTGCGCTCTACAACAAATATCCTATCAGCTTTGGCATCAAGTACGGCGTCAATGTATGACATTAATTAGGCTTTACCTACCGTTTGTAGAATTGTGTTGAGTTCTTCGTTAGCTTCGTTTTCTTCGTTAAGACGCTGCTTGTGTGCAATCTTAATAGCCTTCTTGAGTACAGAGGGCTTTACTTCAAGTTCTTCTGCAATAGCCTTGATAGTGTCATTCAATCCTTCGTTAAGTGTTTCTACCTCAACAAGGACCGAAATACCTTCATTAATAAGCTGAGTCAGCTTAACCTTAGCTTCTGCGTTAAAAGTTCTAGACATGTGTTCTCCTTTAGTGTCTTTATTATATAGTAGCCGTGGATATAGGTCAAGGATTTGTTTGGGTTAATTGACCGTTTTACTGGAAGATTTGGCGATTGTCTTTGCCGTAGATTTTGATGTATTTGCCCGCAAGCATATCGGCCATCGCTTCAATTGGGCTACCAGGATAGCTTGATCCAGGCTTGATCATTCCTAACTCGCCTTGGCGAACGTGTACGAGTTCATGAAACACAGTGCGTAAGATATCTACGAGATTGCGATTTTTGGCATAGACCCAAACGCTATCTTCACCCTCAACATGCCGACCGGTATGATGGTTAACTTGGGCCTCTTCGGTATCCATACTCAATTCAATCTTTGGAACCTTATTAAGATGTAATCTTTTGGCAGTCCAATCAACGAACTTAGCTACCTCTTGTTCAAGGTCCGAATCAACCGAATCAGTTTCATCAAGTTTACCCTTGATCCAACTATCAGGAGTCTTGTGATATTTCTTTTTGAATAGGTCGTGTAATGCTTTGCCCGTAATCTTATGTTTATGAGCAATCTTTTTCATTAACGTATCAATGGTATTATAGTCATGTTTTGCAAGTGAGGGCAATCTTTTAGCTAATTCAACTTCGGGCGACTCATTTACGCTTTCACCGCCCCCGCCATCGCCACCGGCGTCACCGCTAGAATCGCCGGTACCAAAAAAGGCATATCCCGGAAAGAAATAACCACCGTATGCACGGCGAGATTTGGTTTTTCTGCGCTTTTTCTTGCGCTCGGTAATGAATTCGGTGGCTCTCATATATGTATTTATCATTTGGATATGGTAATGGCGACGAATTTCGCCGCCGCCATTCCATTCAGTCAGTTATTAGAAACGAAGACCGAAACCAACGAGTCCGCCGTGACGACCAACATTGCCGTCAAAGTCAGAGTAGCGATACTCAGCCTTAACAAATGTTGAGCCAACAAGCTTCACTTCAAGACCGCCACCTACAGTGAGACCTTCCAAGTTTGCAGTGTTACGGCAAACTACTGGACGAGTTCCAGTGCAAGTCTGAGGGCGCTCAAGATTGTTGTAGCCGACGCGGGTATAAGCAAGAACATTCTTGTTCAAGACATAACCGAGACGAGCAGCAGCACCAAGGTCTGCACGGTCAAAGACGTTAGCAGCAGTAGCTTCTGCACCAACAACTACCTTGCCGAACTGAAGGTCATAGCCAAGGGCTGCGCCATAAGCAATGTCAGTTGCGTCAACACCACCGGTAACGTCATCAGCTCCAGCGGTAACCTCAAAACGAGGACCCTGGAAGTCATTAGCCATTGCAGGGGTAGTAAAAGCAGCAGTTGCGAGTGCTGCGAGTGCGATTAACTTCTTCATACTTTTTGTTTTCCTTTTAAGTTTGAAAATCTGACATTTTCATGTCAGTGTTATATTTACAACATAACTGTGTCTGTGTCAAAATTATTGGGCAACTTACTTTGAAGTTGCCCTGTACACTCCATCCCACTTAGCGGGAGGATTGTTCTTAAATTCTTCAATTCGTTCAATCATCATATCGTAATACTGAACCATTTCTCCTCGCCAATGATGTTTTAAAATAGTTGCTTGCTTTTCAGCAGCATCCCAATGACCTTGACGATAAAGCTCCAAAAACTTGATATGGGTAGTCTCTGCTAATATTTCATGGAAAGGTAAAACTGTGTATATTTTAGCAGGTTCAGTCTTACCTTTAACTGCAATCAAGTCTAGTTCTATAATTTGATATTCATCTTTGACACAACTTGCTGTTTTGGGTCCGATAACAATTTTGACACCATAGGGCTTAGATTGTCCTTCAAGTCTTGAAGCGAGATTAACCCCATCACCAAGGCAAGTGTAGTCAAAACGCTGGTCAGAACCCATGTTACCAACAACAACGGTGTCAGTATTAATGCCAAGGCCCATACCAAAAGCGGGGATACCTTCTTGTCTGATTTCATTATTGAAGTCCTCCAATGATTTGAGCATAGTAAATGCTGTTATAACCGCATCCTTAGCGTGTTGTGGATTGTCTAATGGTGCATTCCAAAACGCCATTTGTGCGTCACCGATATACTTGTCTAATGTACCCTTATTCTCTAGAATAGCTTTGGTCATAGCAGTCATATACCGATTCATGATGCTTGTCAAGCCCTGAACATCTTTACCGTAGTGTTCACTAATAGTTGTGAATCCACGAACATCAGTAAACATGATTGTCAATTCTTGCTCTGTACCACCAAGCTTCAATAGTTCTGGTTGACGCTGTAGTTGTGCAACAAGATCAGGACTTAGATATGTACCAAACTGCTTCTTAATCTGTTGCTTCTGTAAGTACTCGCTGATAAACTTAACAGTATAGATGTGCAGATAGATTACTAATGCAGCCAAAACGTTGAAAGAAATATCAAATAATATCTTGTTATGGGTAAATAGATATATCGGAGCGTAAACATAGCCTGCTAGTAATATGCCGATCCAAACAATTGAGTATCTTACTCTTGACAGTAAGATAATCAAAACTGAGAGGACAACAAATGCCAAAAGATCAGCAAGATCCACCCAATTCGGAATTGACACCGAATCTCCCTTTATTAGAGTCTCAAGAAGACTGGCCTGAACCGTGTGAGGCATTTGGGCACCAGACGGAGTTGCTACTGGGTTTGCAACGCCTTTCGCGGTCACTCCGAGAACAACAATTTTCCCATCCAGACGAGGAATATCGCCGCCTACTTCAACAGATTGAAATTGGTAATTTGGGTTCATAAACACCCTGCCATATTCGTCGGTCTTAATTATACCATACTGAGGAACACGTAATGCTTCAACACCCGTCTGATTTATCTTCGCTTGATATGAAGGATCTCCCGCAGCAACTCTCAAAAGTTCTAAAGAAAACGCAGGATAATATTCGCCATTTGAAATCCCTAATAAAGGCACTCGGCGAGTTACCCCGTCCGTCTCAGGAAGAGAAGATGTTATACCGACGCCTACAGCAGACGCTTGAAGTACTGGAATGTTATCAAGCACACATGGATAGTTCGGAAGAAAATCAGTGGGTTGTCCGTCACCGACTACAGCAATACCTGTGCGGCGAGGGAGACGATTATCCGTAGAGCATTCTTCTACAAGCGTTTGACTTAACACAACCGGATACTGTTTTAATGTCTCAGCAAGTTTTACATCAGTGCCCATCCTATCAGGTTCAGACATAAGAATAGTAGTACCAACAAGACCAGCGCCGTTATCATAAAGTTCTCTAATAATCTCACCGTATGTTTCACGAGAGAACGGATATTGTCCATATTTTTCAATTGCTTTCTCCCCAATATTTGCTACTACAATTTGCTCTGACTTAACTGGTTCACCCAGCATCAGATAATCGTAATATTTCAGTTTCATACTGTCAACAAGGAACGGATTCATCAACTTCACTAATAGTAATAGTGATAATGTAGCTAATGCTAGCCAGGGCGAAAGTAAGATTTTATTCAGTTTGTTTAACATTGATTATAGTTCCTCCAGCTGGCTCGTTTATTTCAATCAAAAACGCTTTTCCATTACTATCTATATACAACGACTTCCCTACATCCTTCTGCACAACAAAGTCAACTGTTGAGTTGAGAGTTCTAACAAGACGTAAATAATCACCTGATATGATAGTAGTTATCTGTGTAGTATTGTTAAGTCCAAATGTAGTACCACACAACTTTGTATTATCTTTAGTAACACAATCAGTTGTACTTATATCATCAAGAAAATCTTCTCCTAGAAAATCACTATTGATAGCGTTAATATCAAGGTCTGAACTAGCAAGTTGTTCCTCTGTCAAATCATTTGTAGCAAGAAAATCAACATCAAGTTCGGTTAAATCTAATATGTTGTTTCTACTATCTTCTGAATCCTCACTAGTGCGAACTTCTTCGGCGGGCGAGACAATCAACATATTATCAATTTGATCTAGTGTAAGATTCAATATGACCGGGCGTGAAGGTTTACTGTCTGTAGTAGATATGATAGTTGCTTGAAATGCTTTGGTAAGAATAACAGTACCCGCTGCGTTTGAAACAATGATTTCTCCTACTGAGCCATTTGGTTCTGGTAAAAGAATAACCAAACTTTTGCCGAAATCATCTACTGTTGCAGCAAAATCAGTTCCTCTCACTGCAATAGTAGCAGTTGGTGTGCGTAGATTAATATTACTCTTGTTGATCTTTCCTGACTGACCCGTAGCAAATCTAACAGTCCCTGACGCAAACTTGAGGGCCATTCTGCTAGTAGAAGGTTTGCCGCTGTAAACAAAATCATCAATTACTAATTTGGATTGTTCGGTGACTTTAACGGTAGAGTCATCCACAAACGTGATTTCAACTCTACCGTTACCGGTCTGTACCCTATCCATTTTAGAAATGGGTAACTGCGGGCGTGTAGGGACACGTTGAGCGTTCTTCACAACTTCACTCGTCCCGCGATTTTGTGTTACCTTTCCAATATTAGCATGGGCCGAGGGCGTTACACTGATTAATAGTAATAGTGCTGCCGTTGCTTGTGCTATTGATCTTAAGTGTATCAACATTCGATGTACTCTGCTGGTTTATCGTTACATTATTGGTGTTTCCTGTAAGAACCATTTCAATGTTCTTTCCGGCTGTTCCATTCTGTAATGTAGTGATGTTGTTTCCGTCACCCATGATAGTTTTAGTATTGACAACATCATCTGCGTTTATTGTAGAGGTAAGTGTATTTGTATCACCCGTTAATGTGATATTCTGAACCGCATTAGTTGCAGAAGATGTTGTACCTTGGTTAAAGACAAGACTGTTGGAATCACCGGCAACTGTGAGTGTCTTTGTAGATCCTGCAATAGTTGCGGCACTTCCTAAGTCATAGGTTAGTGAGTTGTTATCACCCGTCACAGTAGTATCAATGTTTATATTATCTGCTTGGATGATAGAACCCTGCACAGAATTATTGTTACCTTCCTGTGTTATTGTAATTGTTTGATTATTGCCTTCAAGTACTACACGGTTAGCTTCGGTACCTATTTTGTTACTTTGCCCTTTTTGTGTAATATCAATTGTGCTGGTATCACCTACTTGCTCAATATAAACTGAGTTAGTTGTTGATTGTGCGAAAGATAGTGTGCTGGTCATCAGTGCGATGACAAAAAGCATTAGTTTGTTTTTCATTGTTTTGTTTCCCCTGTTACCGATAGATCGTATTCAATCTTCGGCGCAACTTTAAAATATCCCTTTTCTATTCCTTGTTTTACCATTTGTAAAACTGCTTCTTCAATTGCCATCTTGACTGCCATTGTGTTAGCTTCATTTTCAGTCATTCCGGCTTCTGCTTCAATTAATTTAGTGCCAACATCTACGAACTTAAACACTGACAGGTCTCTGCCTACAGATAATACAGTTTTTGAGACTTGTACGTTAAGTATTACTTCACCTGTGTTAGTACTAACTGCACGCAATGACACTACCACTTGATCTTTTCTATAAACTGTTGAACCGCCGATGCCCAAATATCTTGCGCCCGCGCCACCTGTCTGGATGTTAGTATCATAGCCAATGATGCCACCTTGGATGATCAATCCAGCAAATAGCATAGGATCAAGCTTATTTTCCCCCTCGCCCGAATATTCTTCACGAGTTTGACGAACAATTTGGCGTTCTCTTGCTAGGTCGTCTACTCTGTTGCGTTCTACTACTCTGAACCAAGTGCCTCCACCTGCGTCCTTCAACGCAGAAATCAATAATGGGGCACCGCCTTGTGTAACAGCAGTTGAGATACTAGCAATACCATCTTTGTCTTTGCGTTGACCAGTTAAATCAGGAAACTCATATACCGCTACTACTGCCTGTCTTTCGGGTGCCGGTAATGTGTATAGTTCGTTTACTTGAGTAGTTAATCTTGTGGGATTATCCTTTATTTCAAGTATGCCTGACCCAGTGGACATGCATCCGGACAATAATAAGGGTAATATCAATATCTTATAGTTCATTACCATTTAAATCCAGTAGTAGGAACTATGATTTCTGTTTGGTTGCCATCAGCGTCAGTGATTACTAGCTTTATTTCTGTGTCTGTTTTTTCGTATCTGATTATGTTGCCTTCAAGTGTAAACTCCCCACGCTGTCCCCCCATTGAACCAAATAAGTTGTTGGTCAATTGTTGAGCTAATTGAGAGTAGATACGAGACTGCAAGTTGTTTAGAAAACGGTTTAAGATGGAGTTCTTTTCTTCTAGTGCTTTTGCTTTAAGATCAGCCTCTATCTTATCCTGAATAGCCTTCTTTCTAGTAGCTTCCTGATTTTCAATTGTTAACCAGTGTGCTCCGGTGTTAACTCCCGAAAATGATGGGTTTTTAAATTGGAATACTATCTCGGTAGCCTGTGCAGGAGTGCTTACTAAGAGTCCTAATAATAGTGTTACTCGTTTCAGCATTTTTCCTGTACACCTTTAGTTCTTATCTGTTTTAGATGGTTTAGCCTGATTAATCATATGCTCAGCTTCAATTCTTTCTCTCTCAATAGTCTTACCGCGCAAATGCAATACAGTATCCACTTTTTGATTCATTCTAATCAAATCATTATCAAGCATACGAATACGATCAATGAGTGCTACTAACGTAGTGTTTGCTTCGCTTAATACTGGTTTTACCTCAGTAGTTGCCCACTTCCAAACATAGTATACGAAATATCCCATGCCGAATGCAGCAACAATAGGGAAACCATACTCACCGATTAGTTTAGCTATATTTGGTCCCATTAGTCTCTCCTTGCATCATTTTTACCGTCTGCACGAGCAACACGGTTAATATCTGGCTTAAGGCCCAAAGCATTTGACACGACGGTATCAATACGTATAACGTCATGATTCATTGTTTTAACACGATTGTCTAATGCCGTGATTATGTCCTTCATGCCCGCAACAGAACCTGTTACGCCTGCAAGAATGAACTTCAATGTAAGAAATACGAAATAGCCGGCAGCGACTGCTGCTGCGATTGGAAAGCCCACATCGGCAACTAGTTTAAAAAATTCCCCCACAATAGCTCCTTATTATTATTATAATAATATTTAGCCATGTGGGGGTATTTTAAAACTACTAGTTTATTAAAACTACGTACTTTTTACGTTATTAGTAGATACTCTTTGGTGCTCTAGGCTTGTTATAGTTCTTGACTGCATCAATGAATGCTTCCTTGCTCTGAACAGCACGGTCTTGCATTTCTTCACGATCCATTGGCTTAAGAGTTTCATAACGATTCAAGAATGCAATCATAGCATTTACTGGAAGAGCTTCCTTACTACCGTCACGGAAGATGATAGGGCGATTGCCGCCAGTGTCCATGCTCTTGCGAATCTGCATGACAATGTTAGGGACCTTGTCGGTATCCGGATCTTCAATGTTGTCAAACGATTCGGTAAGAATTTCATTAATCTTCATAATCTATCACCTCTGTAGTATTTATCAGTGAATCACTGTTTTATCATATTGACGGGCCAATGTCAACCGTTATATAGCCTTGCTTCTAATTCTCTTGAAGGGTCTATGCGGTGCGCCTGTCTAGCTCGTTCAATAGCATGTTCTGGACTAGTTGCACGAATGACTACACCCCCGGTGTCGCCTACATCTGTAACTTGATAAAGCTCACCTTCGCCGGGTTGTCCTGCTGTCAATCCATTATTAGATTGATTTGATCTTCCGCCTACTTCGGTTGCTGTCAAGTCTAGTATTGACCATTCAGGGCGGGCTCTAGTAGCAGCGTGGTATGCTTCTTCCTGATTAGGGGCTTCAACTCTAATCGTGCCGCCAAATCTGTTGTTGCTAACATAAAATTCTCTTGGAGTTGCAGTCAATTCATTACTGGAGGATGACTGATTATTTCTGCGCTCTAGTTCACTCTGTTGCGATCTTAGATACATATTGACCACATTAGGATCAGCATCCTGCAATACAACATCTAGACTGCCAACGGTATCACCCATGCTAGGGTACAATGTCAATGCGATTCTTCCAGCTTCACCCACTGTTCTAGCACTAATGTATTGACTTTCGCCGTTACCTCTTACACGATATAAGTTGTATTGCGGTTCTTCTTGAGACTGAGGAGTTGCCGAGAGAACTCTAATCTGATGTTGATATGAGTCCCAACTTGGATTGTTACGCAATGCGCGGCTTAATGCAGTTGCGCTATCTCTTGCCGCTAAATCAACTCTTTGATTTAATGTATTGTTAATTACGACGAACTCTGATTCGCCGGGTGCCATTCTAAGTGGTTGTTGCGGAGTCTCGCTTGCTAACTTAGCAGTCAATCCTTGCTTTGGCAATCCACTCTCATAACTAAGTGTAATATCAATTGCTTGTAAAGGTGTTATTGCCATATAGTTACCAACGACATTACCATCCTTGTCAAACACGTTATATTCTTTTTTACCGGTAAATTCAGTTGCGATGATATTTTCAATGTCATCAGGCTTGAACCAACTCGGCTCTAATTTCATTGCAGCTTCCATTGCCTTATTAGCATCATCAACCTGTTCAGTCTTTTTGAGGAACATTCTGCGATTGTCGCCGGTTGGATTGTCATATTCAATGATCCAGTCACCGTCTCTTGCATCATAGAATTCAAGTTCAACTACTCCTTCTTTGGATAGTTTCTCTTGTTTTCTTTGTGATTGTGTAGCCTTAAGCTTGTTCTTCAATTCTTCTCTAGTGATAGTACCTGCTGCATACTGAACGAACACATCTTCCAGTGAACCCTTAGTAGGAGCAAACATCTTAGTAAGCTTCTTTAAGTATTCCTTACGATACTTGTCAGGATCAACAGCAGCGTCAAGTGCTACTACGCAGCGGTATAATGTATCTTCAATCTTGTCAAAGTTTTGATCAAGCCAATCACCGCCCGGGCCTCTGAATTCAACACGATTGTCTTTAGGGTTGATACTTGTGAACTTACCTACTCTACCTGAGTGAATAACTTTACTTGCAATAGTTTCAAGATTATTTTTTAATTTCTTGAATAGTAGTTCTTTGTCTTGTATGCTGGGTGCTTCTTCAATAACATCTAATGCACTCTTACAATAACTATTTGCACTGCGGCCAAATCTATCTAATAGATACTTGTCACCTAACAATAATGTAAGTTTAACGAAGTCCAAATTTTCTTGATTAAATCCAGGAACACTGACATTCATGTGAAGACCAGTAGTTCTATTAGTATATGCGCCCTTGTCATCGGCCCACTCTTTAATCTTCTTAACATCTGCTAACGCTTCATCAATTGGCAATGGGGGACTAATGAACTCAAGTCCAGCATCATCACCTGAACCGCTTAAACTGCTGTCGGGTTCAATCGTATACGCATCACTTGTTCTTGGGCCACCGTGATAACCAGTACTGTAGTGAACTTTGCGACCGATTGCATCTGAGAATTCATCTGCTAGATTCTCAAGGTTCATTTCTCCATCGCCACTTGGATAGGTATAATGTGGCCATGCAACATAT